GGTGGTAGTGCTCATAAAAAAATGAAACACGGTGGTGATGCAGATCACAAACCAATGCAAAGCAAAATGAATGGCGGTATTATGGGTGCACTTTCAGGTGCTACTCCTGTAATCCGTGGTACAACAGCGGCTCCTGTTGCTCGTATGCCTATGCGTCCTTCTATGGCGTCACGTCGTAAAGCAATGATGGCTAAAGCTCCAATGATGCCTAAAAAAATGATGGCTAAAGATGGTGGTAAAGCTTGTAAAGACGGTGGTGATGTTGAGAAAAAACTAAAAGCTCATGCATCTAAACCCGCTTCAAAAGCTCACGCAGGTCTCAAAAAAGGTGGTAAAGCTTGCTACGCAGATGGTGGTAAGGTTGAAGCAACTAGGGGTGTTATTCCTGTATCAGCTTCTAAAAAAGGTGCAGAGAAATATGTATCTAACATCTCAACAGGTGAATACACTACTAAAACAAGTGGAAAAACAGGCGACGTTAAATACGGCAACGGCGGTGGTTACAAAACAGGCGGTGTAGTATTAGGTAACGGCGGTGGCTATAAAAAAGGCGGTAAAGCTTGTGCTACAGGCGGTGTTGCTCTTGGTAATGCAGGTGGTTACAAAAAGGGTGGCGCGTCAAAAAAAGCATATGCTAACGGCGGTAGTGTAAATGACGAAGGCAAAGCCGTTAGTATGCCTCAAGGAAACAAAAAGCCTTCAAGCCCTGTAAGCATTAGTAAGCTTTCAGGTACTTTCAAAAAAGGTGGCAATGTATCTTCAAAAGAGTTACAAGGCTTCTTTAAGAAAGAAAACGCAACCGCAATGAAAGAGTCTAAAGCCAAACTTTTAGATAAGTATTCTCCTTATCAAAAAGCTGATGGCGGTCAAATCAGCAAAAGAGAATATGAACTTATGAAAGATGAAGAAGACTATAGACGCAAAATGGATACTTTAGCTAGGCGGTATTTAAAAGGCCAAGGATCTGTAAGTGACAACGAAAGAGAAATCGTTCGTAAATACTCACCTAAATACCCATCAGGAATGACTGACACTGACATTGACAAAATCATCTCTTCTAAAGAAGTAAAAGAAGGAATGACTAGCTTTGAAGACAAAAAACGCGGTGGTAAAGTAGGTAAGTAACTTAGGATAGGGGAGGAAACTCCCCTTCCACTAATTTTAAAGGATTAATTATGTCAACATTGACTAATGTGTTTTCAGCACATAAAGACTCAACAGGTACCATCTATAGTGGTGCAACTAACCTAGCAGGTTATCAGTTAGCATCAGGCGGAACCGCAGGGGAGATTGTATTTAAAGACGGCGGATCAGGTGGAACTGTTTTGCTAAGAGTAAACATTACAACTAACACAGCAGTTATCTCAACGCTAATACCAGGTAACGGTATACGTTTTAATACAGACATCCATGTAACATTGCCTGCAAGTGCCTCTGTTACTATTTTCTGTGGGTAAAAAATGCCACTTATTAAATCAAAGTCAGAAAAAGCTTTTAAGAAAAATATCTCTACTGAAATAAGATCGGGAAGACCTATGAAGCAAGCTGTAGCTATTGCTTATTCAGTTAAGCGTGACGCTAAAAAAGCAGACGGTGGAGTAGTTAGCTCTTTAAAAAAAGCAGGCTTTTATGATGAAGAAAACAACAAACAAAAAAGATTAAGTATTATTAACAAAGTTACAACTAAACCTGAAAGGCTCGAAATGGTTGATAAATTATTTTTAAAGAAAAAAGCAGAAGGCGGATCTCTTAAATCTGTAGATAAAGAGCAAAACCCTGGCCTTGCTAAATTACCAACTGAAGTTAGAAACAAAATGGGATATATGAAAAACGGGGGATTGTATGCAAATATTCACGCAAAACGCGAAAGAATTAGTCAAGGCAGTGGAGAAAAAATGCGCAAAGTGGGCTCTGAAGGGGCGCCAACAGCTAAGAACTTTAAAGAAGCTGCTAAAACTGCAAAAGTAAAACATGGTGGCGGAGTGCAAAACCCCTAACATGGCAAAGAATGTAAGTTTATCTATTGGTCGAGGTGAAAAACTTCCTGTATCTCAAGGTGCAGGATTAACCGCTAAAGGCCGAGCTAAACTAAACAGAGAAACAGGATCAAATTTAAAAGCACCACAACCTGAGGGCGGTCCTCGAAAGAAAAGTTTTTGTGCTCGTATGTCGGGCGTAGTTAGAAATGCAAAGGGTGATGCGCCAAGAGCAAAGGCGTCATTAAGAAGATGGAATTGCTCAGGTTGGTAAAGGACAAACATGGCTTATTCAGGCACCGTAGGAACTACAGTAGTAAATGTACAAGAGATAATCGATCACGCGGCTCGTCGTTGTGGAAAATTAGCTGAAGAACTAACTTCAGAACAACAACTCACAGCTAGACAATCTCTTTATTATTTTCTATCTAGCTTAATAAACATTGGCATTCAATATTGGGCTATTAGTAAAGAAGTAGTTGGCTTATCCCCAAACAAATATATTTATACACTTCCACTAGGTGCTAATGACGCACTGAATGTGCTTTATCGTACAATGAATCGTCCTAGCGGTAGTTATTCAACATCCGTTGGATTGTCATCGGGCGTAACAGCTAATATCTATGATGGTGATATTAATACATACGCTACACAAAGTTCTGCTAATGGTAACTTTTCTATTAACTATGGAACAAACAATTATATTTACGCAGGGTCAATTGGCTTTATGCCTTTTGTGTCAGGTGGTGGATCTACCACTATGTCACTTATCTACGAATACTCTACTGACGGATCTACATGGGTCACCCTAGAAGACTTAGGTTCTGTTACAGTCACAGATAAACAGTGGATATGGACTGATGTCGACCCAGGTCAAAACGTACAGTATTACAGAGTGCGTGGGTATAACGGTACAACATTAGCTGTTCGCGAATGGTATGTTGGAAATAATAGTACTGAAATAATGATGTCTCGTTTGAATCGTGATGATTATACAAACTTACCTAATAAAAATTTTACATCTAATCAACCATTTCAGTTTTGGTTTAATAGAACAATACCAAAGCCCGAATTATATTTATGGCCTGTTCCTTCAGATGCGTTTGTTCAAGTTACAGTGTGGTACTCGCGTCAAGTTATGGATGTTGGAGCACTGACAGACGAATTAGAAATACCGCAACGATGGTATGAAGCTATTGTAATGAATTTAGCACATAGACTAAGTTTAGAATTACCACAAGTTTCAATGGATCGTGTGAATTACTTAGAAAGAATGGCTATGCAGTATCTTAATGAAGCCGAACAAGAAGAGAGAGATAAATCTCCAATTTATTGGGCGCCTAATATTAGTGTGTATACAAGATAATGCCTGTATTTTTAGATACCGAAGGATTAGCTAGTCTTGCAATAGGTGTATGTGATCGATGCAAGATGAAAAGAGCTTTTGTACGACTAGGTCCTGATCCAAACTTCCCTGGTCTTCGCGTGTGCGATGAAGGATGTAGAGATCAATTTGACCCTTATAGATTAGCCGCAAGACAGACTGAAAGAATTAATTTAAGATTCGCTCGTCCTGATGTTAGCTTAGCGGTAACAGATAATAGCTTAATTACAAATGATCCAAATAATAATGTTGTTTCTCCTGAGCAAAACACACAAAATCCTGAGAACAATGGAAACCTTGATAACTTAACCGTGAGTCCTTAAAACATGGCAAATGTACAGATAACCCAATTACCCGCCGCGGGAACCATTACAGGTACCGAAGCAGTTCCTATAGTACAAAACGGTGTAACCGTACAAACAACTACAGGTGCAATCACTTCAGGTCCCGCACTAACACAAACATTCATTACAGTTAACAACGAACCTACATTAGCAAATAGTAGATATATTTCTGTAAGCTCAGGTTTATCACTTACTGATAATGGTGCACAATCAAACTATGTTATTGGCTTAACAGGTGCGTTAGCTAACCTTAATACTTTAGGTACAGGTATTGTTGCAAAGACAGGCGTATCAACATTATCAAATAGAACTATTACCGCAGGAACTGTAGGTCTATCACTTACAAATGGTGATGGTGTATCAGGAAATCCAACGGTAAGCCTTACAGGAGCTCCATTAACCCTAGCTCAAATTGCGGGCTCAGGCATGCTTTCAATAAGTGGTAGCGTTGTTAATCCAAGACAATTAACAGGAACAGTAAATCAAATTACTATAGCCGATGGCACAGGCGCTAGTGGTGATCCTACATTTAGCATTACTGACAACCCAATATTGCCTGGTACTGCAAGCGTAAAAGTTCCATCAGGTACTACAGGACAAAGACCCGCAGGATTAAATGGTCAAGTTCGATACAACACAACTACTAATGAGTTTGAATTTTATGAAAATGGTAATTGGGTAAGCTACGGCTCAGGTAGCGGTTCAGTCACTAGCGTAGCTATGACAGTTCCTACAGGATTATCTATATCAGGTTCTCCAATCACAGGAGCAGGAACTTTAGGTGTTACATACGCTTCAGGTTACTCAATACCTACTAATGCAAGCCAAGCTACTTGGGATACAGCATACACATTAGCAACAACAGCAGTTCAGTCAGTTAGTGGTACAGCAAATCAAATTACTTCAACAGGTACAACCGCAATTACTCTTTCAATAGCGGATAATCCTATCATACCTGGTACTACCGCAATTGTTGTCCCCAAAGGAACAACAGCGCAAAGAGGTGCTTATGGAGATGGTAGTTTTAGATACAATACTGATACTACTCTTTTTGAAGGTAACCTTAATGGGGTTTGGACTAGCTTTTCCGCAGGCTCAGGTGTAACTTCTGTTGCAACAGGTACAGGTTTAACAGGTGGTCCAATTACAAGTACGGGTACTATCTCTCTTGCAAATACGTCTGTTACAGCTAATAGTTACACATTAGGAAGTTTTACGGTAGACGCACAAGGTCGCCTAACAGCAGCTTCTTCGGCGACTACAACAGGAACAGGTAATGTAGTTCTTGCAACATCCCCTACATTAGTAACACCTATTTTAGGTACTCCCACTTCCGTTACATTAACTAATGCTACGGGTCTACCAATATCAACAGGTGTAAGTGGCTTAGGTACGGGGGTTGCAACATTCTTAGCTACACCAACAAGCGCTAACTTAGCGTCAGCAGTCACAGACGAAACAGGCACAGGATCTCTTGTATTTGCTACAAGTCCAACATTAGTTACCCCTGCTCTTGGAACTCCTTCTTCAGTAACTCTTACTAACGCAACAGGATTACCTCTAACAACGGGTGTTACAGGAAATCTTCCTGTTACTAACCTTAATTCAGGAACCTCTGCATCCGCTTCTACGTTTTGGCGAGGTGATGGCGTTTGGTCTGCTCCCGCGGGTGGTGGTGATGTGGTTGGCCCCGCTTCTGCAACAGACAATGCAATTACAAGGTTTGATGGAACAACAGGAAAAATTGTACAAAATAGTTTAGTGACAGTTGCTGACGACGGTGCAATCACTGCTCCGCAAGCGGGTAGTATTATTCCGTTCTATTTTGCCAACCAAGCGGCTTTTCCAAGTGCAGCTACTTATCACGGAGCTTTGGCTCACAGCCATGCTGACGGAGCTATGTATTTTGCACATAGTAGTGCATGGGTTAGACTAATAAATAATAGTGGTCCTTTAGGTACACCTTCTTCAGGTACAGCTACTAACTTAACAGGTTTACCGCTTACCACAGGCGTAACAGGAACACTTCCTGTTGCTAATGGTGGAACGGGTGTTGCTACGCTATCAGGTGTTGCATTTGGTAATGGAACATCAGCTTTCAGTGCGGCTACGGGGTCAGAAATTGCTACCGCAATAGGAGCGACAGCTGTAACAAACGCAACAAACGCATCTAATGTTGCGGTTACAACAGGATCAGCAACTACAAATTACTTAGCTTTTGTAACTGCAACAACAGGCAATTTACCTGTTCTAACGGATACAGACTTAACTTACAACGCAACTACCAACGCTCTTACAAGCGGAATTAGTGGTGGAGTTTTTTCTTAAATATGGTAAAATTCACGCATAAAAGGACTTAATCATGGCACAAGCAGGCTTTACCCCAATCTCTCTCTACTACAGCACAACCGCGTCGGCGCAACCAACAGGGGCTAATCTTGTTGCGGGTGAACTAGCGCTAAACACGGTTGACGAAAAGCTGTACTTTAAAAACAGTGCAGGAACTGTAAAGCTTCTTGCGTCCTCTGCTTCTACAACTAACGTTCAAACCATTTCTTTTGGTTCAACAGGATTAACTCCTTCAACAGCAACATCAGGCGCTGTAACAGTTGCGGGTACTTTAGCTATTGCTAACGGGGGTACAGGTTCTACTTCCACTACATATTGTTCACTGACAACTAACGTTACAGGCACACTTCCTGTAGCTAACGGTGGTACAGGCGTAGCTTCAGCTACCGCTTACGCTTTATTAGCAGGAGGTACAACCACAACAGGTCCATTCCAATCTATTGCCTCTGTAGGTACATCAGGTCAAGTATTAACATCAAACGGCGCAGGAGCTTTACCAACATTTCAAGCTGCAAGTGGTGGTGTTACAACAATCAGCTTTGGTTCTACAGGCTTAACTCCATCGACCGCAACATCAGGAGCTGTGTCAGTAGCAGGTACACTAGCGATTGCGAACGGTGGAACAGGTTCAACATCTACAACATATTGTAGCCTTACATCTAACGTAACAGGTACATTGCCTGTAGCAAACGGTGGTACGGGTATTACAAGTTTAGGTGCAGGTGTAGCAACCTTTTTAGGCACTCCATCATCAGCTAATTTAGCTACCGCAGTTACAGACGAAACAGGTTCAGGCTCTTTAGTGTTTGCAACTTCACCAACACTTGTAACCCCTGTATTAGGAACGCCTTCATCAGGTACATTGACAAGTTGTACAG